TTCAAATACTCAAAATGAAGAGGAAAAAGTTAGACCATCGTAGGTGAAATTCCTACTATTGATTTTACACTTTCTTATTTTTTTGCTCTATAAAATGGGCGTTTTAAATGAGAAAAGGTGTAAATGAGATTTTATAGATAGTTCTTCTTTGGTTGCTTCCTTGTTTTATTTTACTTCCATATTTTTTATATGCTCCTATCAATACATTCTTTGAATAACCCCGGAATAAATTTGCCTATCTTGATCATATTAACCTCTGTATTTTTCAAGAGTTTTTTAACAGTAATTGTTTTTTTTCCGCATCGTTTATGGCTAACAGATTTGTATCCTTTATTGCCGTGTATTTTTTATGCTTTTTTCTTTGTTTTTTTGTCCAGTAAAATGGGCGTTTTAAATGAGAAAAGGTGTAAAGGAGTTTTCATATAATTTATATTACAGATAATATTATTAATATATTTATAGCAACAATCAATTAAATAATAAATTTTGTTTATATTTAAATAACTTACGGATGCCATCATTTAAACCGAAATCAATTAAAAAAATACACGTGAATAAAAAAAATACGATAACCCTTGATGGAAAACACAGAGAGCATATTAATGATTTTACAAAAGATGAAATTGATAAAATACCTAAACTAAAAAAGGAACGACTTTCTCTCGAGGAACAACTTAGAAAACATGAAAGTGTTGAACTAGAAGGACATCGAATGACAATAGAACAAATAATGGATATTCAAGATAGGTTAGCAGAAATAGATAATAAAATTAGAGAGTTAAAATCTAAAAAGGTTTATTATTTTTTAGATAATTCAAAGTATATATTTGATTACTTTGAGAACAAAAAGAATATATCAGAAAAATTAGACGTACCGGCAAGTAAAAATAATTTATTAGACTCTTTTTTTAAAATTAATAATAGTGAATCTAGTGAAAAATTGATTGAAACGAAAAATAGCAACATACTTCAAAAATACCTCAGCAATATTGACGAATCTTTCTTAGATATATCTTCTTTTATAAGACCAACTGATATTTGTCAGAGCTGTTATAAAGGAGAGTTGATTCCTATGGATGACGAAGGGGTTCTTATATGTAATCTTTGTTTCAAGAATGTCCAGTATCTTATAGAAAATGAAAAACCTTCTTATAAAGAACCTCCAAAAGAAGTATGTTTTTATGCTTATAAAAAAATAAATCATTTCAAAGAAATATTATCTCAATTTCAAGGAAAAGAAACGACACAAATACCAGAAGAAGTTATTGAAAATTTAAAACAACAAATCAAAAAAGAAAGGATTGATATTTCAAAACTTACCTATTATGAAACCAAAGGTCTTTTGAAAAAACTAGGCTACAACAAATATTATGAACATATAAACTTTATAAAAAATAAAATTGGTTTGAAGCCGCCTACTATATCGCAGGATTTGGAAGAAACATTGTGTAATTTTTTCATGGAAATACAATATCCTTATGCAAAACATTGTCCTGATTATCGTGTTAATTTTTTACATTATTACTATGTTTTATATAAGCTTTTTGGACTTCTTGGAGAAAATGGTTATTTACAAGATATTCCAATGTTGAAAGATAGAGAAAAACTCATAGAACAAGACACAATTTGGAAAAAAATATGCGAAGAACTTGATTGGGAATTTATGCCAACCATATAAATGTTTAATATCGTTATGATTATAACAATATTAAATTTAAAGTCCGCCAGGGAAACCAACAAGATTGGCACCAATACCGAACCCAGCTCCGGCGCGAGTTGTAACGCCAATTGTAGGAACATATGTATCTAAAATAGCAAAGGTAGCCGCAGCAGTGAGAGCAAGCATTCCAATCTCTTCAAGATTCAAAGAACGTTTGGGAATCGCGTAAGCAGCAATGGCAACCATTAATCCCTCGACTAAATACTTAATGATTCTTTTTACAAATTCCATAACATCAAACATTTTATATAATAAAAGCCAAGAAAAAAACATATTGAATAAGAAAAAACTTAAAATGAATTTCAAGTACTAAATAAAATGGCGTATGAACCTAAAATTCTTGTAGATGGATCGGAAAATCCTAAATATGTAGATTTGTTGGAGGAGGATAAACCGATAGCCGGGCAAAAATTTGTGTGTATATCTTTTGTTAGTCCTGAAAATATTTTGAATAATAAACACTTGTATTTTTTTAAGGAATTCCTAAAGCAGTGGGATTTATCAAAAAGCATGGAAAAATATGTTCAGTTTCTAAATTTTATAAGTCATAAATTTAGATTACCGTTTGATGATATCATGAAAGATTTTGAAGACTTTGTAAAAGAACAGAAAGATGAATTGTGCAACACTTCTTTGAAAGACGAGTTTCAAACATTTTTAGACAAAAATGAACAAGACTTGGAGAATGCATTCAATACGGAAAATAATTTTCAAACTTCTACAAGGGGAATTAAAATTCGTGGCGTATATCCCACGTTGGAGGAGGCAGAATTGCGTTGTAAAATGTTACGCGAAATGGATCCAAGCCACGATATATTAGTTGGCCCAGTGGGTCTTTGGATGCCGTGGCATCCCGAAGCTTACAAGACGGGTCGTGTTGAATATTTGGAAGAAGAACTTAATCAACTGATGCACGAAAAGGTTCAGAATGAGTCTTTTGCCAAATCCGCATTTGAACAGCGTGTAAAAGAAACTAAAAAGAAGGCAATCGAGGAAAATATTAAAAATGCAGAGAAAACCGGGTCTTCTTTGACGCAAACCATAGACGAAGAGGGTAACCTTATCGGAGTGAATAATTTGAACACTCAAGAAGCAACATTCAGTGATAAGGAACATGATGAAATTTCTGCAGCAAATATAAGAAAGGAACTTTTTGAAGGTGAAAATATTGTTGTCGGAAAGACTGATAATGGGCAAAGCGAACTAATTAGCGGACCTTTTGCTAGAAAGCCAAAGGCAGATTAAAATTTCAGAAAAATATTAAATTTCATTTCGCAAATGAAATATAATAGTTCTACCATTTCGTCTTTTTCACACTGATTTTGGGACCTTGTCCTCGTTTTTTCACATTATTTGGGTCATATTTCTCGTCTTCTTCGTCGGAGTTCATGTCTTTGCTTAGTTCCCAAAATTCTTTGGACCCCAGTTTGAAATCGTTATGTGCGTCGGCTTTATACCAAAAGACCTGGTCATAAATTTTGTTTGATTTTGCGTTGTTATTGATGACCAGACACTCATAATTCTCCGTGCATTGATCCATCACTTGGCAAAACGACTCAAAAGTCGGAAACATTCCCGCATAATTCTCATATATACGCTTTCTATTTGCAATATATGGTTCTCTTAAAATAAAAACATAATCGATGTTGGTTCTCAGTGTGGGAGGAATGCCTAAAGGAAATTGCATTGTAATAATGAGCATGATTTTCCAATGCCGACCGTTCATAAAAAGTAATCGCATCATTTTATCGCGTGACCACGCATTATCATAGAGACAGTCATCCAGGATGACAAAAGCACGAGGATCAATCGAGCTCCGCTTGTATGTTTCAATCTCTTTTTTAATCTGCTTTAAAACCGTCTTTTGACGCTTCAAAATATTCTCAATGATTGCCGTATTGTATTCATTATGAATAAAAAGTTTAGGTACCATTTTTCCATAGAATCCGTTTCCCTCTTCTGTTCCGGCAATAACCACGCCGATTGGAATATCTTGGTGATAATATAATAAATCTCTAACTAAATACGATTTACCCGTATCACGCCTACCAATAAGAACTACAACAGGACCTTTAGCTTCGTTCGGTTTGAAACTAATAGTCTTCATATCGAATTTTTTTAACTCTAGGGTCATTTAAACAACAAATAGAAAAAGTAATTTTTTCTAAAACGAATCATGTAAAAATAAGTTTAAAACTTCTATTTATTAAATATCTAGGAAGTAAATATGGAATTCTCTATTCATTACGAAAAACGAAAAAATAGCGAACTTTTCAAAACGATGCAGAAGAAAAATGGCCTAAATTTATCAAATATTCAAAACTATATTCCAATCTACAAAAAATTTTTTTTGTTGAACGAAACAAATTACAACTCTGTAAATTTTAATAACGATTTATATATTCAAAATATATTATGCAAACATGAAGATAAGAAAAATATATACATGTGTGAAATCAACAATTCTAAAAACATGACAAAAAAAACTACACGGCCGGTTTTTTTCAAGCTAGCTCCCATTTTAGATCCTTTCAAATATTTGATTGGAAAATACAACATCAAGGACCAAACATTATTTGAACTTCCAAGTTATACCTCTTCGAACGAAAACGTTCATCCAAAAATTTTAGATGAAAATAACTCTTCGTATGTTGATGGACTCTTTGTTTTTTTATCGAGTATGTTATTTCATAAAAGCAAATTTTTACACGGATTAGATTATTATGGATCTTTTGTAGCAAAAAAAAATAATTTTTCACTGAATGTGATTGATGATATTGAATATCTTGTAAAATCAAACTTTTTTATCGAAAATAAAAATAAATTATTTCAGGTGGATGATTACAGTTATGTATTAGAAGAAAACATTAAAAAGCCGTTGATAAAAATAGATAAAAATAATTCAAATCATTCAAAATTTTCAATTCATAGTATCGACGAAAACATATATGATGATTTATTTTTTACCGAAACAGAGGATTCAACCCAAGAGAAAATTGTTACGCTTCAGGATATGAAGGAATTGTCTCTTGAAATACCAAATATACAATTCAATAATATATCAGATGAAACAACAAGTAAAATAACAACAATTCGTTCAAACTCAACGTGCTCTTCAAGAACATCTCATACATCAAGCGGTGAAAATAAAGAAAGCGACATTGATGATTGTGATATGTGCGAAAACGATGAAAGTGATTGGGAAGACGACGATAAAAGCGAAGATTCGTTTGTTGATCAAGACGAGCCCGAAATATTAGCTACAATTCCTGTTTTTCCAGTTGAAGTTATTTGTATGGAGTATTGTGAAGAAACATTTGATAGTCTAATTGATAATAACCCAGATTTATCAGAAGAAGAGTGGTTTTCAGCTTTAATGCAAATTATCATGATTTTAATAACTTATCAAAAAACTTTTTCATTTACCCATAATGATTTACATACAAATAATGTAATGTTTAATTCTACAAATGAAAAATATCTTTACTACTGTTATAAAAAGAAATATTACAAAGTTCCGACATTTGGTAGAATTTTTAAAATTATAGATTTTGGTCGTAGTATTTACAAATTTGATGGAAAGATATTTTGTAGTGATAGTTTTCAACCAGGGGCCGATGCGGCGACGCAATATAATACAGAACCATACTTCAATAATAAAAAAGCTAGACTCGAACCAAATTTCAGCTTTGATTTGTGTAGATTGGCATGTTCTATTTTTGATTATGTTATAGACGAAATTGATGAAGTGTCGCCTCAAAAAATTTCACAAAGTTCTTCTATTGCAAAATTAATAAATGAATGGTGCTTGGATGATAATGGCGTGAATGTTCTATATAAAAATAACGGAGCTGAGAGATATCCAGATTTTAAATTATACAAAATGATAGCTCGATTGGTTCATAACCATACTCCTCAAGCACAACTAGAGAGAAAAGAATTTACTAGATATATAATTTCAAAAAGTAAATTACATGAAAAACAAGAAATTATGAATATAGATGAAATCCCGACTTTGATCTAAGATGTCAAGCGTCTTGTCTAAATTTATATTGTTTTTTTATATCTTTGACTGGATGATATAAATTATTTAACGACGTAATATCACATTTCTCCCATTCGCCGCACCAATGAATTGTAGATAATTCATTCGGACATATAATATCCAAATTATTTTGGAGTGCCAAAGTTGTAAATAATGCTTCATCCATAAATAAATTGTTGTATTTATTAGCGTAATCATGAATTACAGTCATTATTTTTTTTGAACATCGAATCGCACATATCATACTTCTAGAATAGGGTGGTTCTAAATCTGTTTGACTATAAACGTGAGGCCAATGCCAATCATATCGTTTTTCATAACTTATAATATTTCCACTACAAAGTAAATCTCCGGTGGGATAAATATAATTCAAATTTTCTATTGTTTTTGTAGTTGGTATAAAAACATCTTCTTCTATAAACCAAATATTATCATAATCTATTTCATTTTTACAAAAATAGTATAATGCTTTATCTCTTGAAACCGCTTTATTATTAAAAGAATTGTATTCATTATTTGTATGAACTGTGCTTTTGAAACCAGCACATTCGCATATTGAGCTTGCAATTTTAATTATTGGTATCTCATTGTTATATTTTGGGATATCATGATTATCATCATCAATACAAATATACACGTCGGTTTTTTCATTTTTCAATTTCAAACAAAAATTATAAAATAACCTGTTTGGTCTAACAGTTAAAAAACAAATTATTTCTTTCTTCATAGAATATAATGATAAATAAATTATATTCTATAGTTTCAAAAAGTTGGATTATCTGTAAATACCGTCGGGGTTATTGAAGCAGTAATCCCGCCTTCCATCATGGGCTTGAGTTGATCTACTAAAAATATTCCGACAACAACGCTAAAATAAGTTACAAGAGAATCTCGCATCAAAATTTTGAATGGTTTGCTTTCTTTATCCACAAAACGAATTTCACAAAATTTGACTAAAAAAAATACAATGGAAATTATTCCTGCGATAACAAATGTGTTTTCCATCTAAAGTATTTCATTACTTTTGAAAATTATATTTTACGCATACATTACTCTAAAATTTCAATATCATCTAACAGATAATTTTCATTTAAATTTATTTGTGGTTCATCAATTACGTGAATATCTAATCCGTTCAAGTCTGCAGATTCACCAAATATTTTCAACTTGACATTGTCTTGTTCTTCGTCTTCGTCCATCTGTTCGGCAAGTTTTCTTTGAGCGTTTCTCTCGTTACTGATAGCTTCTAATCTATCAAAATCTTTTGGCGCACTTATTTGTTCTTCGTTATTATTCGAATCCATTGCAAAATCAACATTGTTGAATGTCAAATGCGAATCATCTTTCTTTAGTCCAGGAAATTCAAATGTTTCCGTCTTAACGACTACATTTTCGGTCAAAGGTTCTGACTCCAACCTCAAAGGTTCTGAAGATGTTTCCTTTTTATCTATCTCTTCTTTGACTATTTGTGTTTCGGTTATTTTCTTCTGTTGTGGCTGTTCAATAATTTGTTCTTTTACTTCTTCGACTACGTCATCCTCAATCGTTTCATCCATGTATGCTTTCAAAATAGCTTCAACTGGAATACTATCTCTAACCGTATTCAAAATACACTCTTGAACAATAATTTCTAATTCTCTGTAATTTTTCTGAACTTGAAGAGGTGGAATGTTTAATTCGAAAAGATATACATTTTTATATACCTTTCTCGCACTGTGAATATAAATTTTATGAATAAAATCATCAATTTTGGGAATATTAATATCAATCTTCTTTTGTTTTTGACCAACCCGAATCGCCGTCAATATTTTGAGTTGAATAATATGAACACACGTAATCAAATCTTCTAAATATAAACAAGAACTTTTTTCAACTATTCTTATTCTTTCCTTTTCAATGATAACTGGATTCCACTTGGGAATACGCGCAATAAAATTTTGAAACGTCATTAAGTATTTATCATTTTCTGAGTTTTCTTTACAAATTTTAACAGCTTCTTCAAAAATAGACTTTAATCCTTCCATTATATGCGGTGTTAAAATTGTTACTAATCTTGATCCCCATTCGTTTTTTGATTCGTGCAAACTACTTACATTAAAATCATCCATTTTTAATGTAAAAATATTTTTTTATTAATTTTTTCACGAAACAAAAAACTCAGATAAAAGATATAGTTTCTAAATTTTCATTGTTGTCAAAAAAAATAAAATTAAGAATAAACATCATCAAGAGTTTTTCATTTCTAAACTCTTTTTTAATTTTATGAAATAAAAATAATAATTCATATTGTTTATCATCGCTAAGAAAACACTGGAATATATTTGATTTTTCTAAAAGGTGTATAATATCTAAACTACTGTACCCTTTTTCGTATAGTTTTATTGATAGTTCTACTAAATCATATTGTTGGAGTGCATACTTATTTTTAATTATTTTTTGACATTCTTTTTTTAACCACTCTATCCTTTGTAATTTTATGAAATTGAACTTGAATGTATTATTTAAGTTATAGTTGTATAAATTAATTACCTCGTTTTGTAACATTGGTTCTGGAACGTAGATCTCGCAAAATCTTGACAAAATTGGCTTTAAAAGTTTAAATTTGTCTTCCACAACAATAAAAAATCTAGTTGTATGACTAAATAATTCAATACATCTACGCAGAGCTGATTGCGCGTCAATCGTTAATTTGTCCGCGTTGAACAATACGATACTCTTGAAAATATCTCCGCCATTCGATTGTATATGTGTTTTTGCAAAAAATTTTAAATCTTCGCGAATAAATTTTATACCTTTACCATGAGCACAATTAACATACATTACAAAAGATTTTATTTTCTCTCTATCGTTATTGTATATGATATTAATAAATTTATCAATAATTGTCTTTTTACCACAGCCACTCGATCCGTGAAAAATAATATTTGGTATCTTGTGCATTTTGTGAAAATAATTTAGTTTATCAAGAATTGATGTATGAATTTTTAATGACATAAAATTACTATCAATATGTATTTATGTCATTACATTTTAAATGACTATTGAACGTAAATCTTTAAGCGCAATTTGTCAAGCTATGTGTGTAAGGATTCGATTTAAAAGCAGTAAGTAAATCTGGTTCAATTCGATCACATCCGATACATTGATTATAATATTGGGGCGTACGAATTTTTCCATACGTGTCCTTGCTCATTGGCATTTGCGGCATTTTTGAAGGAACCCACATACGATTGTTATCACGATCTGTGTCGATCCGAGCAACATTAACATTCATTTGTTGATTGAATACTTGTGTGTTTCCGTGATTAGTCCATGAAGCAACGGTGCTTTGTTTAACATCGTTATTTCTCTGATTATTTGCAGCTTCATGACTTATATCTCCCCATCCTCTCGAGCTTCCTCCTGCAGTACCGATATTACTGCACGTAGTTGTATCGCGTTGATTAAAAGTTGGTTGTTGTTCGGCCGTGAGATAACCTGAACCACTAGTTTGACTTGCGTCGATGAATAAGTTAGGCGTGTAAAGAGTCGTCTCTTTAATCGTCGTTGGTGTAACATCTGCTGGATTATAAACATATTTTTGAGCCGTATTACTTCCAGCATCGCCATAAATGCGGACATTGGAACCATATTCTTCTTTTCTTGTTGGGCGAAACATGTCTGTAAAAGGAGCTATAACTGCACCAATCGCTCGGCTAAATCCAGATCGCATTGTATCAGGTTGAAGAACCGTTGCGCGATTATTGGTATAATTAGTGAAACTATTCAAAGGAACAATTTGCGAGTTTTCTCCTCTCCCAACAGCAGCCGAACCCAAGACAGATTTCGGTTGTAAAATATTATTTCTAGATTCTTGATACTCGGTCGGAGCATAGCCGGCAACTTCATTTGGTGCTGGAGCACCTACATAAGATTGAGTTGTTACTTGACGGTTTGTACCATGAACTTCTTGAACTGGGCGAAGAGCTTGACCTTTTTCTTGACCCGTTGTTGTCAGCCAACGATCTTGCGTTTGAATAAAAAAAGTATCGGGGTGATATTTTTCAACTTTACCTAAAATTCCACGGTTTTGTACGTGAGAATAACTTGGACCCTCGTGATTTTCTAAAGAATATTCAAGTTTCGGGTTAGTTAAAACGCGCATTTGATCTACTGTTTTGGGAAGCCACTCGTCTCGCGCTTCCATTCCAGAATTATAGCCACCGCTTCCAGTTGTTGTGTAACCTTTATTCAAACCTGGACCAACAGTAACACTCTCAAATGGCTTGACATTTGCATTATTCATTCCAGGATTAACACGAGATTGATAAAAATCACTCATATTGGGTGCTCCATATGCCCACTGCATATTTTCCTGGGGTTTGAAAAGAGGGGCCTGTTCTATTTTTTTGATAACTTGAGAACCGGAACCAACCATATTATCTAAAATAGTTTCTCCCATATTTGCATTGTAAAGCTGGCCCTTTATTTTTCCACCGTAAAATGGAACCATATTATTGTGTTTAAATTCAGCACTATCTAAATAATTTCCGGTCAAAGAATAAATTTCTTGAATATTATTTCCTACTCTTTCTCCATTATTTTGATTTTTTTCATAAACATTTTGATCAAAATACTTATCAGTTGCAACGTTGGGATTTTGATAGCGCTGTGTTGTATTTACTATATCATTCTCGTTTGGTACTGGATAATTTTGAGCAGGAATATCAACATTCGGCAAATAGTTTATATCTCTTCCCATATTTGTGTAGTTTTCTTTTACATCTTTCAAAAATTTAACCTTCTTCTTAGATTTCGTTTTTGAATTTTCGGTGGGTTGATTTGAAATAACGTACATACCACCCAAGGCAATCAAAGGAATAGCAATTTCCATAATATTAGTATATGTTATATATACAAACTATTATTTTTCAATAATACTTTGTATTGTTAATTTACAACTTCTCTCTCCTGAGATTGATAATTTATTGGCAAAATCATGGTATCGTGATTTATGCAAGGCATCTTCTGTACAAAATTATCTTTTTCTAAAATTCTACTACTCAAATTATTCAAAAATGGCATGCACGTATTCTCTTGGGGATTCAATGGAGGGTAATACCAATCTACTTGTTCTAAATCTCTTACCATCCAAGCCGGTGTAACAACTCTTGATTGTTCTGTAGTGAGAGAATTATTCACCGGATATACTTTTGACTCAGTGCTAACTACATATTTTTTGTTGTTGTATTGATCAACTCCTAAACAATCTGTTCCCAAACGACGATTTACCCCGAGCAACTGACTTTCTAAATCAATAGAATTTGTCATTAAATTTGCACCCCAACCTTGAATTCGAATTTGAGGATCGGCTATATAGTCCGGACGATCACCGTTTCCTGGTACATTTAAAATCCACCTTCCAGGGTCCGTAGATTCTTGTAGTTGTTTTTCTGTACGACATCGATCATAGAAAAATCTAGTATTTGCCATCTTATATTAGGTATATACTTATTTACCAAAATAAAATTTCTAATATAGTTTATTTTTCTATTAAAAATACCCTCCAATTATTCTTTGTTTAAATGGTTTAATACTAATAAAATTGTTCGGATCTGGATTTTCTATGTAATCCATTGTAAATTTATTTTCTCTCATGTGAATATATTTATGAATATGATGGCACCCAGGACATTCGGGATTTATAGATAATACATTTTTCAAATCTTGCAAATTCAAAGAATACCCTAATCCGAGTAAATTATTTATTGTTTTCTTTTTATTTTGTTCGACGCTTCTACTATGAAAATGTATTAATGCAATATTTGTCATAAAATAGTCATTTGATGGAATATGATTTCCGTGATCGATCGTTCCTTTGAAATACCTGACATCAAAAAATGATTTTGCGTGAGAACCATAATCACCATAATATGCATATTCAGAAGTCGCATGTTCTCTTTCATTTCCATGAGGACTACTTGACAAAGGAACAAGGTAATTGGCTTTATACAAATTCGCCTGTGGTAAATTATTTATATAGTTCAAAATGTGTTGCCTATCAAAAATAACCTCACTCGAACCTTTTTCGTAATATATAATAAATTCATCTATGTCGATTGGAAATGCTAGTTTATCATATTCACAATGAGCGTCTATCAAAGTTTTCATATATATTCCTTTTTTTGTGTAATCGTGTTTTCTAAATACATTTATAGGGGCTCCGCTATTTACAAACTCTAATATTGATTCGTAAGTTCCATCACTAGAATAGTTATCTATTATATATATGTTATCCCAGCCAAACAGTGAGCCGTGATATATAATCCAATCTTTTATAATATCGACTTCATCTTTAACCATTGTAAATATTTTTACCATCTATATAAATAATGATATATTAATAAAATTTTTGTTCAATTTAATAAAAAATGATTATAAGAGAGTTTGGAATAATAAAAGGTCAAAAAAATCCATCAATAATACGTTTCTTGAACGGTTTAATACTTACATTCTGATTTGGATCAGGATTTTCTGTAAAATCCAAAGTAAAATTATTTTCCAGAATTTTAATATATTTATGAATATGATGCGAGCCATTGCAATTAGGATTTTGAATTATAATATTTTTTAAATTTTGTAAATCTAAGGAGTAACCTAACCCAAGTAAATTATTAATTGTCTTCTTTTTATTTTGTTCGATATTTCTGTAATGAAAATGTATCAGTGCAATATTTGTCATAAAATAATTATTTGATGAAATGTGATTTCCGTGATCGATTGTTCCTTTAAAATGTCGCGCATTAATAAATGATTTTGCGTGTGAGCCATAATCCAAATAAGATGCATAATCACAAGTCGCCTGGGCTCTTTCACTACCATTTGGGTCACTCAATAAAGGAAGAAGATAATTTGCCTTGTACAAAGAGTGAATAGGAATAGTTTGCATATAGTGTAAAATAAACTGCTTATCAAAAATAACTTCATTTGAACCTTTTTCGTAATATATAATAAATTCATCTATATCGATTGGAAATGCTAAATAATCATCTTTACAAAATCTACGTATTAAATTTGTCATATACTCTCCTTTTTTGCTATAATCTGGCTGTCTAAAAATATTTATCCCTAGACTTTCAAATTCTTTTATAACTTCATATGTTCCATCTGTAGAATAATTGTCTATTACATAAACATTATTCCAACCAAATAGGCATCCATGATAAATAATCCAATCTTTTACAATATCAACTTCATCTTTAACCATTGTAAATATTTTTACCATTATTATATATTGTAATATAATAATGTTTTTATGGGCACGGGAATGGTCTTTGCTTTTTTTCAACAACAAGAGGTTCTGGTATTAAAGTTGGTTCCTTAGAAAAAATATTTGCGCTTTTCAGATTTTTGAATTGTGCTACTAGAGGAGGAGCAGCCTTCACTAAATTTGTTGAATTAATTCCAAATAAGAATGACTCGATCTCAACAGCATTATTTGATAATTGATTCCACGGTATTTGTGCAGGGTTCAATCCATTTCCAGGAAGTTGCGTATTATATGCTGCTCCATATTGAGAATTTTCGTAAAGTGTATAATTTCTAGACTGTTTGTACTCTTTTTCTTCTAAATAGTAATTACCTTGAGTATTGATACTTCTTGTGGATGCCATTCTTGTAATATGGTTATATTTTATCTTTCTGTTTTCTTTTGAATATATTTCTCTAATTTATCCATTGTCGGCATTTCTTTTGTTTTAAAATATTCACAAATACAAGAATGTGTTAAAAAGAAATAATCATATGAAAATAATAGCATCAAACCGGTGCATAAATCTTCGCTCATATAAGTATTCGCGACCTTTTTCATACATTTTTTGAAACGATCGTTATTTTTTAAAACAGAAAATAATTTGTCAATTTCATTATTTATTATTATTTCATCAAACTCTGTCAAGTTGAATGATTCTAATAAGTTTGATTTATATAATGAATTACTGATTTCTTCTTCTGATGTGAATTCTTCTATATTTTCTTTTATTGTCTTAGTATTAATTTGTAATGGACAAAATGGAATCAATTCTTTATCATAGTATGCATATGAAGGAATAATTTCAATATTATACATTCTTATAAATATAATATTGCGTTTAATACCATATTTAGTTTATTAACTAGACAAAATTGAAAGACATTGTATAATAAATTTAAAGAATACACGCCAATCACAAGTACCTACTCAAAATGGCAGCATTGGTTCAAGCACTCGATTCCTTCACTCAAGTTCGAGTCGGAGAAAATAATTACCCCGAGTTGAATTGGTCGAATGATATCCAAGAAAAGATTGTTCAGTTTGATTTCCAATGTGTTCGCACCGATCCGATTGGAATGAGAAACTTGGAATCTATTCTAGATAATATTCTTTTACAACTTTTCAACTCTAAAAGTGAAAAGAGATACAAACATCTTCTAACTCTTTACAAAATTATTGGTAAGACTCGAGATATTGAATGTGGAAAGGGAGAGTATAGCTTAGCATATATGATGATTTTGAGTTGGTATAAATATTTTCCTTTTCTAGCCGAAACTGCGTTTAGACTATTTGTCATAGACCCAAAGGAACTCGACGAAATCAATGATTCACAAACACCATATGGATCATGGAAGGATATCAAGTATTTCTGTAAGTATGTTTTTGATAAAGTTGGATCTATGTATCATCCACTAATACAAAATTGCATTTCTGACATTAATTATTATCTTCGCAGAGATAGTGACATGCTAGAAAATAGAATAAAGCCTACACTTGCTGCAAAGTGGGTTCCTCGCGAGGAGTCAAAGAAGTTCGGATTTCTTTATGATGCTTTGGCTACGCACTACTTTCCCCGGTACATTTCTAGCGCCAAAACGATTGAGTCTAAGAAGAAGGCGCTCGATAAGTGCCGAACACAATATCGCATGCTCTGTTCCAGGCTAAACAAGCATCTAGATACAGTCCAGATCAAGCAGTGCGCTAAGGCCTGGGCCTCAATTGAACATTCCAAGACCACTTCTATTACCATGGCCAAGCAGCGAAAGGCTTTCCTGAATAAGAAGTCGGGAAACAACGACCAGCGGTCCGAGGACCCCGACCGAATTCAGTGCGCAGATAATCTCCGGGCTTACCTTGAAAGCCGGAAGAAGGAGGGCAAGGAGGTCAAAGGTAAGCATGTTGCTCTCACCGATTTCATGAAGCAGGCACAGGTTCTGGCTCAGTGGCTGCATGACCTCGTTCGACCTGG